ATTCAATACGGGTAACGTGCGGTATAAAGCCCGCGAGCGTTATTCGTTTGGCGTTTCTGACCCACTTGGTGTGTTTGGTTCTCCAGGCGCTTCGTAAAGTAAAGAAAGGGAGGGGCATCGCCCCTCCCTTTTTCTTAGACCTTTGTGCAGGTATGCTCAGATAGCGACTGAGCCTAATCAAAGGGAAGCTGCGGGAAAGTGTCTGAAGATGCATCATCAAATATTGGACCCTCGCCGCAGTAAGGGGGATCGCAGGCCCCCACTTATTTATCTGGGATTAAACAGCCCTAGCGACTGGCCCAGCAGACGCTACGAAGACTCTAGGGCGAAACCTTTCGTAAGAAGGATATCATATTATGGCTAAAACAACTTTTTCTGGCCCAGTCCGTTCCAGACGCGGATTTATTACGGCTGGCCCAGATGCAGTTATTAATATCACTGCTGAAACAACCCTTACATTCGATGACCACGCTGGTCGCCTCATGGAAATTAACGACGCCGATGGCGCGGTAACGCTACCAACCATCAAGGCTGATTCCAATAGTGCTTCTGCTGGGGCAGATGATCCCAATGTAAACAACCACCTTGGGGCTGTTTACAGATTCTATATCGGAACAGATGCTACTGATCTTGATATTAAGACAGATGGCACTGATAAATTCCTTGGCTCTTTGGCTATTGGTATAACGGACAGCACTTATAAGGTTTTTATACCTGGTTCATCAAATGATGTAATTTCCATGAATGGCACAACGCAGGGTGGAGATAAGTTTTCTTACCTTGAGATTACTGCCCTTGCTGACAATGAATATCTTGTTCAGGGTGTTCTAATTGGTTCTGGAACAATCGCAACTCCTTTCGCGGATAGTTAAACTTGAGTAATGGGACGGGGGGCTTTGCCCCCCCATCCTAATAGGAGAATAAAATGGCAGATGCGGTAGCAGTTACAACAATTCAGGACGGCGAGAAAGATTTGGTGGTTCAGCTTACCTCTTTATCTGACGGCACAGGCGAGGCAAATGTGGTTAAAATTGATGTCTCTGCCCTTAGTTCTGATAATAACGGAAACGCTTGCGACGGTGTCGCAATACAGGAAGTCTGGGCGCAGGTAAACGGGTTTGATAGCGGTATTATTTTAAAGAATGATGCCGACACCGACACGGTGGCAATGGCTATTGATCCAGGTTGGACATATCAGGATTTTTCTTCAGTAGGGGGTTTGAGGCAGTACGGAACAAACAAGACAGGGGATGTGACCCTTTCAACTGTTGGGGGTGGTTCGTCAGCAACGTCTGGTGATTCTTATATGGTTCTCATCCGCGCAACTAAACATTATGCGTAGGCGTTATGTTTTCAGATGCAAATTTTGTTTGGAACGTAATTCTTAGTGTTGCAGTTGGTTCTTTCGTTTGGTGGATGCGGAGTATTAGCGTGCAGATTAACGTATTAAGGGGCCACATATCGGACACGCGGGAAGAAATGGCTAAGGCGTATGTGACTAAAGACGACCTTCATCAGGATATGAAAGAATTGATGAAAAGGTTTGATCGACTGGAAGAGAAGTTTGAACGTCTCCTCACTTCGCGTTTGGAATAGTCATGGCACGGAAGAAAGAAAAACCCATTCGGCGCACAACCAGCGGAAAAGGTGCAAATTACCGAAAAACCAAGCAGGGCGCTGGAATGACAAAGAAGGGGGTTGCTTCTTATCGTAAGGCTAATCCTGGCTCTAAGTTAAAAACGGCGGTTACGGGTAAGGTTAAAAAGGGAAGCAAAGATGCGAAAAGGCGGAAATCTTTTTGCGCCCGTTCAGCAGGGCAGATGAAAAAGTTTCCTAAAGCTGCCAAAAACCCCAATAGCCGTTTAAGACAAGCCAGAAAAAGATGGAAATGCTGAAAAATGCCAGAGAGGCTGGTTAAGCCAAACATACCTCCTGATAGCTGCGACCACGTTGACAGGGTTATAGAGTTGGCGGAAAACCTTGTTGGTGAAATGGATGCGGATATCCGCAATGGGTATACCAATATCATTAAAGAAGAAATGGAAATGGTGCGGACGATCAATACCCAGTTAAGGACAGCCAGTAAGTTTTGGCACGATAAACACAGAAAGAAATGAGTTCACCCTATTAAACAGAGGAGACGTTAGGATGCCTAAAGTTGGTAATAAACATTTTCCCTATACCCCAAAAGGTAAGGCTGCTGCTAAAAAAGCAAAAGAAATAGCTAAGCAAAAGAAAAAGAAAAACACTAAGAAAAGGTATGCCTGATGGCAACAAGCGGAACGTCTGCCTTCAATCTCGATATACTAGAGGTGTGTGAAGAGGCATACGAGCGGGCTGGTTTGGAGATGAAGAGCGGTTATGATTTGAAAACCGCTCGCCGTAGCCTTGATATAATGTCATTGGAGTGGATTAACCGTGGGCTTAACCTCTGGACAATTGAAGAGGGTACGCAAACACTGACTGCGGGAACGGCGACATACAGTTTCCCCTCTGGAACAATAGATTTTATTGACCAGATGATCCGCACGGACGCAGGGGACGTAAATAAACAAACCGATACCTCGATTACCCGCATTTCCCCATCTACTTTTGCATCTTTGCCAAATAAATTACAGCAAGCAAAGCCTCTTCAAATCTATATTCAGCGGACAACGTCGCCTCAATACACCCTGTGGCCTGTACCTGATGACACAGAAACTTACACGCTTGTTTACTGGCGGGTGAAACGGATACAGGATGTCGGCACCAAGGGGTCTAACAATTATGATGCGCCTGAGCGGTGGTTACCTGCCTTAACTGCTGGTTTGGCATATTATATCTCAATGAAAAGACCAGAATCTGCTTCTCGGACACAGGGTTTAAAACAGGTCTATGAAGAGCAGTTTAACTACTGCGCCGAAGAAGACAGGGTGAAGGCTGGGTTCCAAGTGGTTCCTGGCGGGTATGCGTGGATGTAATGGGCAACTATGCAAGCGGAAAGTATGCATTGGGGATTTGCGACAGAAGCGGGCAAACGCATAAATTGCATGATCTTTATCCTCAGATTAAAGACGGGAAAGACACTGGATTAAGAGTTCACCAGTCAATGCTTGATGAAGACCAGCCTCAATTGTTTCTTGGCTCTATGCCAATTGACGATCCGCAAGCTCTTCGTGTGGCGCGGGTAGATACAGGTTTGGATGAGCAGCGGGCGACTGTTTGGAATTGGTCTCCAGTCGGTGATAATAATTCTTTACAGCACCTGTACGGCTTTTCAACTCAGGAAAGCTGCCAGGCAACAGGAAGCGTTGGAACAGTTACGGTATCAACTACATGATTTCACCATCGGAAATATCTATGAAATTATTGCAAGCTGCTGCTGAAGCGCCTGGAATTAATTATTCCATAAGGGTGCAGAAAGGGGATGACGGTTTTGAGGTCGGTGTTACATTTTCTGGTCTTGAAGACGACTCCCATGCTGATCTTTTCGCCCATTATATATTGTCGCTTCTTGAATTAAATGGAATGGAAAGCGCTGGGGAGTTACCAAATTGAATTATTCGACACTTGTTCAGGCAATTAAAGATTACACCCAAAACACGGAAACAACATTTGTGGGGCAGATTGATCAATTTATAGCTCAAGCGGAAAGGCGTATTTTGCTTGATGTTGATCTTCCTTATTTTAATAAGAATGTTACTGGTGCGATGACGAGCGGAAATAGTTATCTTGCCAAGCCGACTGATTTTCTTTCCGCCAAATCATTAGCAACTATCAGTTCGGGAAATGAGTATACTTATTTATTGCCGAAGGATGTCTCTTTTATGCGGGAAGCATATCCCGACACAGATATAACGGGGCAACCTAAATATTACGGGCATTTTGATAATTCGTTTTTTATTCTTACACCCATCCCCGATGCGGGATATACGACTGAATTGCACTATAAATACAGTCCTGCGGGTCTTTCATCCAGCAACACGACAACGTGGCTGGGGGATAATGCCGACCCCGCTCTTCTATATGGCTGTTTGATTGAAGCCTACACCTTTATGAAGGGTGAGCAGGATTTATTGCAACTGTATATAGGCAGGTACGGCGCTGCTATTGAGGACATTAAAAGGGTGGGAGAATATCTCGATAGAAGGGATTCTTATAGAAACGGGGAGCCAGTTATGGCGTCTAATTCAGGTCAGGCGGCATGATTGGGCTTGAGGCAAAGGGAGTTCCTCCAGTTTTTGTTTCGACAAGTCGGAACGGGGGGTTATCGGCTGACCAATTGACGGAACTGTGCTGTAATAAAATTATTAGTGTAAGTGAAGATGCCCCTCCTGTAATTCGGCAACAGGCAGAAGCGTTTCGTCTGCGGATGCAGGGCATTGTACACTTTTACATATCCCAAGCTATGCAGTCGGAGCGGGATACTTGTGTGCAGACTGCGCTCGCAGGCGGTTATAAAGATTTAAGCGACATCTTGAGGAGAAAATAAATGGCGTTTTCAGGCAACTTTATGTGTACTTCTTTCAAGGGAGAATTATTGGAGGCTGTACATAACTTTAAAAATTCAGGGGGCAATACGTTCAGGCTGGCACTTTATACGAATAGTGCTTCTTTTACCGCTGCAACTACAGCATATACTTCCAGTAACGAAGTGAGCGGTACGAATTACACAGCAAAGGGTAATTCTTTAACAAATGTTGACCCATCCACAAGTGGCACAACCGCGCTAACTGACTTTGCGGACACGAGTTGGTCTTCTTCAACTATCACGGCGCGTGGCGGTCTTCTTTTCAACGACAGTGCAAGTGGAGACCCAGCGTGTTTGGTGCTTGATTTTGGTGCGGATAAATCAAGCAGTTCAGGAACCTTTACCGTTCAATTTCCAGCGGCGGATGCGTCTAACGCGATTATCCGCATAGCGTAGTTTATTATGGCTGGCTGGGGGCGTAACACTTGGGGTTCAGGCCCGTGGGGAGAGCCTACTGACGTTACGGTTGCTGTTACGGGTGTAGCGGGGACTGGGGCAGTTGGATCAGTAACAACATCAATTAGCAAAACGGTTGCTGTTACGGGTGTAGCGGGGACTGGAGCGGTTGGGTCTGTAACTGCAACGGGAACGGCGGTTGTTTCTGTAACGGGTGTTGCGGGAACGGGTTCGGTTGGTTCTGTCACAGCGACAGGATCGGCAGTTGTTTCGGTTACTGGAGTGGCAGCGTCAGATGCCGTTGGCTCGGTAACGGTATCAATTAGTAAAACAGTAGAGGTGACGGGGGTTTCAGCTACTGGAGGTGTTGGGTCAGCCCTTGTTTGGGGGCTTGTAATTCCAGGCCAATCAACAAGTTGGACGGGAGTAAGTCCATCTCAATCAACAACTTGGACTGAAATAGCAGCGTAGGAAAAATATTATGGCTAGTAATTTTACGACACATCTTGGCATAGAGGAGATGACGACAGGCGAGAAGTCTGGCACTTGGGGTACGATTACCAATTACAATTGGGATATTATGGATCGAATAGCTTCTTACAAAGCTGTTGCCATAACGACAAATGCAGACACGGCTACTCTGACTGTTCGGGAAGCCTCCCCTGGATCAGGAACTGAAAATCTTCAAGACGGAATGTACCGTGTGGTCAAATTCACGGGTGCCTTAGATTCAAATTGTACGGTTACGATAGCGCCGAATACAACTCAGGTATTTTTTATAATTATTAATGCTACGACAGACTCTGGTTCCAGTGGTCCTTATTCAATAATTTTGTCTCAAGGCACTGGCGCGAATGTAACTGTAGCAAACGGAAAGTCTGCGATTGTTTATTGTGATGGTGCAGGGGGAGG